GCGGCTTCATTGTTAATCAGGTATCAGCAACTAACATCAACGTCTCAAGCGCAGAGTATATATTCTACGCAATAGCATAATCAACTGACACAGGAGAATATCAATCATGTCAGAATACAGAAACAGAACTACAGGCGACGTGAAAACACAGGGGCAATGGCGTTCAGCTAACCCCAACATGTCTTTGCCTCGTACATGGAAAGCTGCAACACTAGATGCACTTGACCTTGATGCAGTCCTACGCAGCCCAGCGGCTACTACAACAGCGTATCAGAACTCTGTGCGTGATGGTGTAGTAGAGGATGCTAATGGCAACTGGGTAGAGAACTACGTTGCACGGGGTATGTTCGCTGACACGACTGACGAGGATGGCGTAACAACCACAAAGTCAGAGCATGAAGCTGCATACCAAGCTGGTCTTGATGACACGTTAGCAGAGAGCAACCGCACTAAGCGTGATGGCCTGCTAGGCGATACAGATTACTTTGCGCTAACTGACGTAACGATGGACGCAGACATGACAATATACCGTCAGGCGCTTCGTGACATTACGGCACATGCAAACTTCCCCAATCTTGATGAAGCTGATTGGCCTGTTAAACCATAAGGAAGTAGTCCCATGACCAAAGCAAGAGATTTAGCAGACCTAATCGCAGCAGGTAACCCTCTAGCAGACGGGGCTATTGCTTACTCAGAAGTTACTGGAACTCCCACATTAGCGACTGTAGCTACAAGTGGTGCTTATGCTGATGTAACTGGTACGCCTACTATCCCAACAGACTTTGTGAGCGCCGCCTCTGGTGGCACATTCGGTGGGGATACTATAGTTGACGGTGAGTTTATAGCCGACAGCTACAACGAGACATATGTAGCTCTTACTGGAACTACTCCAGCAGTAGACTGTGAGACAGGTAACGTGTTTGCACTAAGCACAACAGGTAGTACCACCTTCACATTCACTAACCCCCCTGCAAGTGGGACAGGCTATGGCTTCACTCTCAAAGTGACGGCGGGTGGAACACACACTTTAACATGGCCTGCATCTGTTGATTGGGCTGGCGCTACTGCTCCCGATGCACCTGCAAGTGGTGAGACTGACGTGCTGGGTTTCTTGACCTACGATGGCGGCACAACGTGGTATGGGTTCCTTGCAGGGGACGCAATGGGATGAGCCTGACAAACTTCATAACGCAACTGGGGGCTGCTGGGGTCTCTAGGTCGCCTACAGTTATTGGCGAAGCATTTGGTGGTGGTTTCTATATTGGTAACATTGTGCAGGGCGGTACTGAGTATTACATTATTGTCGCCCCTAAGTCTTCTGGTGAGAACTCAAGTAAGCAATACAAGACTTCCAACTCCGCTGCACCCTCTGCTACTCAGACACTGAACAACGGCCCTGCCTCATCTTCTTCTATGAACTCCTCAACCTACCCAGCAGCACAGTTTTGCGAGGGGCTGACTATTGGCGGGTATACAGATTGGTATCTTCCCTCCAGAGATGAACTAGAACTTTGCTATCGTAATCTTAAACCAACTACACAGTCTAACTTTACAATAAATAGACCAAAGTCTAGTATCACATACCCAGAAGGGAACGATCTGTCGTCTGACACAATGGGTGTTAATCGCAACAGTAGCCCAACAGGTGCTGCTTATACTTCTGGGACACCTAGCCAAACTTCCGTAACAGATTTCATAGCGGGGGGTACAGAAGCCTTTGCTACAGTCTACTACTGGACCTCTTCAGAAAGATCAGCATCGCAATCTTGGAGGCAGAGCTTCGCTCACGCCTATCAGACCATCACCTTTAAGGACAACGCAGGCTATATTCGTGCCGTCAGGAGAGGCCGAGTTTGAATATGAAAACACATATAACTGCTATGATATGCGCAACGAACAGAAAGGACGCTTAAATGCACGTCAAACTCACAAACGGTAACGTAGATACATACCCCTACAACGTAGGGCAACTACGCCGTGAAAACCCTAACACATCCTTCCCAAAGAAAGTCCCTGATGAGGTACTAGCTGAGTGGGGTGTGTATACTGTTACTGTAGAGGATCAGTCCACTTATGTAGAGCGTACACAGGTATGCACTCGTAACGCACAGCCTGTCTTAACTAACGGTGTATGGGCTGTAGGCTGGACTGTTACAGATAAAACAGCAGAAGAAGTACAAGAGTATGACGACAATGTAGCAGCATCTAATCGCTCTACTCGTGATTCACTACTGTCAGACTCTGATTGGACGCAAGTAGCAGATGCACCTGTAGACGCTACAGCATGGGCTACATACCGTCAGGCTCTCCGTGACATTACTACACACGCTAACTGGCCTAACCTAGAAGATGCTGATTGGCCTACTGCGCTATAAACACAATTAATTAACACTTGCTATTACACTAACTAAGTGCTAAAATCTTAAACAACAATACCAATCAGTTTAGGTACTTATGACAGATGAAACCTCAGAGTTTCGGACTGTCCTGCTAACCCCCCAAGAAGTTCTACAAGTATGGCCCTCAATAGAGGCGGGAATAGCCAATGCGCTTTCCCACGGTGTCGGGGAGATGTCAGCATTTGACCTCTTTAAGGCAGCTATCAACGGCACAGTATTTATCTGGGTCGCTTTGGATCGGGATAGCAGGATAGTCCACACAGCTACACTAAGATTTCTGGTTCAAGGTTCTATTAAGACCTGCCAGATTATTACACTGCACCAAGACGGTGTTTCACTCAAGCAGGTCGAAGCAGATCATAAATTGTTTGAGGACTTTGCCAAAAAGAACGGCTGTTCGCATCTTCAAGTATGGGGGCGCAAGGGCTGGCAACGCCGCCTACAGACTTTCAGTTCTAGGCAAGGCAACAAATATAAAACTCAATATTATGTTTTCGACATGGAGATTTTTTAGATGAAACTGTGCAACCCTTTTATGCCTTACAAGCACCTACATCCACGGGCTTCTGGCCTGATTACCCATAAGGGTGGTGGTGGTGGTGGTGGTGCAACCGCAGGCGAAGTAGACGCAAGTGTCGCTGGTGGTGTATCTGCTGTTAACTCCAACACGGATACAGGATTCGCTGATGCGAAGACGTATGCGTCTGGGCAGTTTGGTAGTCTAGGTTCACAGATTGGCGGCGTTGAGGATACAGTTAGCGGCGTAGGTTCTGGAGTTACCACAGGTTTTACTAACCTTAATGATTATTTGGCTGGGGAATTTTCCAAAGGAAATTCTAAGCGCAACACAATTGCAGACAACCAAGTGACAGGTCTTCTAGCTATTAAAGGGCTTAATGAAAACAACCAGGCTTCATTCGGTCAACTAGGGACAGATATTACTGACGTGGGCGGCGATGTTACCCAAGGCTTCAACGACCAAACCACCCGCTTTAATACGTTGGATACTAATGTCGGAGAAGTACAAACTACAGCAGACAATATTCAAACGGACGTGGGCGCAGTACAGACTTCAGTGGATAATGGTTTTACCGACAACAAAACAGAGTTTACTACGGCGGCTACGAACTTAAATACTTTAGCAACTGATACTACCGAGGCTTTTAAAACCGCCGCAAATAATCGTACTACTAATCAAGGTATCCTTGCAAACAACCAAGCAGCTCTTACCACGGACCTTTCAACGCTTTCAGATAACCAGGACACATATTACGAAGATTTGGAAAGTAATCAAACCACCATGTCAGGCGTACAGGATACGTTCAAAACTAACTTTGACGAATATGTGACTAAGTATGGCACAGACACAGAAAGTAATACTGAAACAGTTGGTCGTATTGAAACAGGCCTTGGCGATTTTGCAACGGAAGTCCGTGGTACTATTACGGATGGGCTTGCCACGGATGCGAATGCCAAGACTCTAAACGACGTTTCTGCGGATATTACTGCTCTTGAAGGCACAGTCGAGGGGGGCTTTACTGACCAAACAGGTGTTATTACGGGAGGCTTTGCTGACCAAACAACTAAATCTGGCACAAATAACCTTGCTCTTGTAGAGGCTGTCGGTGCGGCGGGAGATAACACCGCTGTAACAGGGCTGCTTAATACGCTGGGTCAAAATGTAGGTAACCTTAGCACAACCTTTATGACAGAGTTTGGTAGTCTAGGTTCTGCGTTTACGACTACTGGTGAACTGATCAAAAACTCTGTTGCTGCGAATGGGGACGTTATTGAGCGCACCCTAGACGCCCAGGGTAACGTAATAGAAAGCCGCTTCGACGCACAGGGTACCCTAATCGGTACAACAGAAACCAATATCAACGATGCAATTGCAGCAGCACGGGCTGAACTTGGTTCAGGCCAACAGGGTCTTATGACCGAAATGGGCGCAGCTCAAGATACGCAGTTTGATGCTATGGCTACACAGATTGCTTCTGGATTTGATGGTACAACAGGCCAAATGGATGCCCAAGTAGGCAACCTTGCAGGGCTGGCGTCGCAGATGACCGAGCTGGATATGGGTATGCGCCAGGAGTTCTTTCAGATGGAAGGTGCGTTCGACGATACGGGCGCACTCATTAGCCAAGAGGTTAATGAGCAGGGCGAGACAATCCGCCGGAATATTGACCAAAATGGCAACCTTATGATCCAGAGATTTGACCAGCAAGGTCAGACGATTGGTAATAAAGTTTTCAATATTAATGAAGCACTAGCTCAACTTGCTGGGCTGGGTACACTACCAGGTGCCAGTGTATCTATGGGTAATTTGTCTCCTGCACTACAGGCTTCGCCTAATGGGCAGACAAACGTACCAACTGGGGGTTTCATGGCACCCTTTTCAATGACGGTATAAACATGCATCCAAAATCAATCTCTGAACAAGGCCTTAACTTAATCAAAAAGTTTGAAGGTCTGCACAAATTAGGACCAGACGGCATGGTAGTTCCATATCGTTGTCCAGCAAATGTTCTTACAATCGGCTATGGTCACACCAAAGGCGTTAAAAAGAACATGCGTATTACTAAGCAAGAGGCAGAAGACCTTTTGCGGCAAGACATGAAGATATACGAGGCCGATGTTAAACGTCTGGTCGATGTACCTTTGACGCAATATCAGTTCGATGCCCTAGTGTCGTTTGTATTCAACCTTGGAAGCGGTGCCTTCTCAGGATCGACTCTAAGGAAGAAATTAAATGCTGGAGATTATTCTGCAATACCGGCACAATTAATGCGCTGGAACAAAGCACGGGTTGGTGGCAAACTTCAGCCTCTTACTGGCCTCACACGCCGCCGTTCTGCAGAGGCAGCATTGTTCACACTGGATGCACAACTACCCAGCGATGATGCGGATGTACCAATGGCACAGAAGCCTGCAGCCCAAGACAAGAAATCTTTGGGTAAATCTAAGACGATGGCCGGTGTAGGTATTGCTGGTGCAGCCACCGGCTTGAACGAAATGGCAGGGCAGCTACAGGGGCTTGTAGCCTACGCTGACAGCCTGAAGACCATTTTCCTACTTTGTGCAATCGCCGGTATCGCTCTAGCAGCATATGCCCGTTGGAAAGATCAAAAGGACGGGGTTGATGTTTAGCATCTTCGGTAAGGTTAAGACTTACATCATTGCTACCTTGGCCCTCGCTCTGCCCATTATTTACGTCTTTGGGCAGATTAAAGGACGGACAAAAGAGAAGAATAAAGTCCTTACCGATGAATTACAGGCGCAACAAAAGGCGTCTGATTTTTATAAGGCTATGTCTGAAAATGAAACTGACAATCTTACTGATCGCAAGTCTATCACTGACCGGTTGCGCTCAAACGGTTTATAGAACCCAACTCGAAATCTATTGCCCACAACTGAAGCAGTATGATGAGCGGTTCAACAACCAATTAGCTGATGAATTAGAGAGCCTGCCTGCCGAAGCTACGGCAATCGATGAGGCTGTAAAAAATTACATCTACTTGCGAGATCGTATTCGTAGATGTGAAGAAGAGAAGGATAAGATTTAATGGGGCTTTGGTCAGATACAATTGGTGACGGCAACAGCTTTTCTGAAAGCGTAGCAAATACGTTTACTACTGGCGATGGGGCTTCTTATGTAAATGGTACACTGACGTATGACAGCGGTGATAATGAGGGCCAGCCGGTTTCGCAAAACGATGATGGCACCTATGGTACTTCAACGGATAATGGGGGCGAGGGCTACACCGGTTCCGCAAACAGTGGTTCTACTGGCTCTGGTGTTGTAGGCTCTGCGGGGCTTGTATCCAAAAGCGGTATTGGTAAAGTAATTTCGTGGCTGGGCGGTATATCCCCAAAAGACCCATCCAAAGAGTACGGCTCAAGATCTGTATACACACGGGCTGACGGATCACACTATTCTTATAATTTAATAGGTTTTGCCTACGACATTGCATCTAATGAGGACGGCACTGTTAAAATAGATGCTAACGGTCTGCCTGTGGATGGGACAGATTATGGGCGCATTGCAGAACTTCGTAGTAGCGGTAATCCTGGCGATGCCGAGCTAGCTGACGCACTTACTATATCCCAAGCTGTTAACGAGCAAGAGGCCATGGGCGAGTACAACGAAGACGCATTGTCTGAGCTAATGCTTGAATCTGGCATAGACGCCTCAAATATAGACATCAAAGCTATTATGGACGACCCCACTACCTACATAGACAATCTTGGGGCTAATCTTACTGATCTTGTGCCGACGATGGATGCCGATGCTGTAGGAACAAGCCTAGATGGTACTAAAGACGTATTTACTCAGGGCATAGATAACCCCAGCTATACTGCTTCTCAAGTAACCGATTATGTAAAGACAGCCGCCCCAACAGCGGGGGCTTCCGTAGGCTACAATGAAGCTTTAATCGGAAATAAAGTTACAGATAACAAAAAGTATCAAGTAGACGGCCAACAGGGTTCTGTTTCTGATCAGGAGAAAATAGATAGCTCTGAGTATGTGCTAGACATGGAAGGTTCCTTTACTGGAATTAATGCAGACGGCAGTACTAATTACTCAGGCAAGGCTCTAAACAAGTATGCCCGCCAAGATTTCTCTAAGATTATTGATACCTCTACTGTGTCTGGTAAGCTTCTCGCCGATAAACTAGGTGAAGGTAACTATACAGACACCAAGGCTACCATCCTGGGTCAGATGGAAATTCTGTCTTCTGAATTTAAAGATTCAAACGGAGAACCTAAGATACCATCTTGGGCGCAAGGGACTGCTCGAAATGTCCAAAAGACGATTGCCTTTAGTGGCATGACAGGCACCGCTGCCACTGCCACTCTGGCTAATGCATTAATGGAAAGCTCTCTAGGTATTGCGGAAAAGGAAGCATCGTTCTTTCAAACTCTGACTATTGAAAATCTAGATAATCGCCAAGAAGCTTTCATTAACAAAGCAAATGTTCTTTCTAAGTTTGAGCTAAGTAACATGGATGCCCGTGAGAACGCTGCTGTTTCAAATGCGCAGAAGCTTTTTGATATGAATCTTGAAAATTTGTCTAACGATCAGCAGGCAGAGGTTTTGAATAAAAAAGCTGCAGTAGATGCTTTGTTTGAAGATACCAAAGCCCAAAATGCAGAGCGATTGTTTTCTGCCGACGCCAAAAACGATTTTAAAAAATACTATGACGGCTTGGTAATGCGGGCCAATGAAGCTTCTGCACTAGCTGAGAACGAAATGAAGCGTTTTAATGCTGGTGAAGTTAACGATGCATCTGAGTTTGCTGCAAAGATTGAGAATGATCGTGACCAATTCTATGCAGACATGCAATACAACATTGATCTATCCAACGCTAATTGGCGTCAGACGGTTGTAGAAACAGAAACCGAGATGAAGTTCGACGCTGCAAGCGAAGACGTTAAGAACATTTTAGATCTATCACAAGAAGGCCTAAACCGGATGTGGGATCGTGTAGATGCCGGTTTGGATTACCTGTTCAAAAACGCAGAGAACGAAGCAGATCGTGATCGTGCTGTTCTTGTTGCACAGATACAAGCACAGGGCCAACAACAACAAAAAAGTAGCGGCTCTGGTTTGTGGGGTCTCTTAGGTTCTATCGCAGGGGTACTTCCTTGGGAGACAATATTATTTCCCTCAGATGTAGCCCTTAAAGAAAACATACGGAGAACCGGCACTGCGGATAATGGTCTTGGTCTATACGAATGGGATTGGACGGCGGAAGGCAAAGCTATTGCCAAAGGGCAGAGATCCCGTGGCTATTTAGCCCAAGAAGTCGCTGAAACGTACCCACAAGCAGTCAAGGTTGGGGATGACGGATACCTGCGCATTAACTACAGGAAGTTGCCACAATGAAATTTGAAGAAGCAATCGTGAAGTCGATTAAGAACTTTATGGATGGAAACATGCCTACCAGCACAGGCAAGACCAGTGAAAGAGGCGAGATCTTCTACACCCCAGATTATTTTGACGCTTATGAAGAAGCCTTAGAAGAGGGCGACTTTGAGGAAGAGGAGGTAGAAGAAGATGTTTAAGATGTTTGATGCACCTGTTCCTGGGGAGAACTTTACCTCTGATACCCGAAATTATCCATGGCATCGACCGCCTGAAATCGTAGAGTACGATGACGGGGTAGACTACCTCCTTGAAAAGCTATCTGACCCAGAACAGGCAGAGCTTACTTATTCCATGCTAGAGATTAATTTACCAATTGTCACCGTAGTGTCGGCTATGCTGATGCAGGGTATATCAAAAGGTAAGTTTCCTATTGATCTTGCTGTTTTGATGGCAGGGCCAGTAGCCCGCTATATCCAAATTATTGCTAAGAACAACGGTATTAAGCATGAGCTGGGTATCGAAGATAAGAACCGTACACCTATTACACCTACCTCCCTCAAAATGGCTCTGGGTATCTACGAAGATGCGGAGGATGACACGGTAGAGGTTGAGGAACCTCCTGTTGCTGCAGAAGGCTTTATGTCTCCCCCTGACGCTGCTGTAGAAGGCGACCCAGCATCTGAAGAAGAACAGGCCGCTATGTTAGGTCAGGTTGAAGAAAACGAAGAGGAGATGCTGTAATGGGCTGGAGAGACACACAAGCCAAGATAGAATCTGGCGAGCTTAATTACCGCCGTCCTGCAAAAAACAACTTTGATGTCTTTGCTGATAGTTTTGCAGGCTCGTTTGAAAAGTCCTTTTCAGACCGCCAAGCGGCAAAACGTGCAGAGACACGCTACCAGCGTGGTAGAGCAGATACGCTGTCTGATGAAGAACGTAGTGATGCCAAACGCATAGCAAGAGAAGCAGAAAGAATCCGTAATGCGAAGAACGCTAGTACTCTAGCAGCAGCAAAAGAAGCGGAGAAGGTGGAAGCCGCCCGTCGCAGAAATGCAACGAAATTGCTTATCGAAAACGGTAAAGACGCAAATAATCCAAATTTCTTGCAGTTTGCTATGGATCATATGGAATCCTATGGGGACAAGTACGCTGACGCAAGTTCATCGTTTGTCGAATTATTGCCTAGAATTACGGAACTTGGTCCTGCCCAAGGCCCGCTAATGCGCCGTTCTGACATTGATTTAGACACTTCTTTCGAGTCCACTTCCCGTGCTTATAGCAACAAAGACAGCCTGGGTGACGCTGAACGAGATTCTTTGGAAAATACTGTAGACGGTATAACTGGCGGAGATCCTCTAACCAGTACCAATTTTGGCAGTGCGATGGGTCAGCAGATGGATGACCTATTAGGATCAACCGAGGCTACAGGCGTCCGTTCAGCACTTCGTAGTGGGGAAAGCAACAATAAAATTGATGCCGTAGACTTTAACGACGACGGCAGAGACCATGTAGGCTTGTACCAGTTCGGGCAAGCTCGTTTGGACGACTACAACAGTGAAAACAATACTTCCCACACCACTGAAAGCCTGAAGAAGATGCCTGCGGAGGAACAAGAGCGTATTGCGGATTGGCACTTCGATAACATCGACAGTTTCATTGATAGTAATGGCCTGGATAAATACGTGGGGCAAACCATGGCCGGTGTACAGATTACCCGCTCTGGTATGATTGCTATGGCCCACCTGGGCGGAAACAGCGGGATGCAAAGGTTCCTAGAATCCAATGGTAGGGAAAACCCCGATGACAGCAGCAGTACTGTAAAGGGCAATAGCCTAGCTGACTATGCTGGGAAGTTTGGTGGAGAAGAAGCTAATACATCTCGCTCTGCTTCAGGTGAAGATGACCCAAGTGATTACCCTTCCTTCGATATCTCTGCAAAGAAGAGTGATATCGATTGGAGTAATACTTCTTCAGAGGATCTTGATAATTATCTTGCGTTGCATAACTCAGGAGCCAAGCCACTTAGCCCAGTAGATTTTCAAAAGGCAAAAGACCTGCAAGAAGAGTTTGCAACAAGTGAAATTCCTAACATCGAAATTAATTATCTAGGGGCGGGATCACCCGCCGCTATTACTGCAGCAGTGTCTCAGGTTGAAAATGATTCTAGATTACCAGATGACAGAAAAGCTGCAGTAATAGCGTCACTTACTGCAAACCGTGATGAAATGGTAGCAGCGGCGGCAGCGCAAAGAAACGCAACCAAAAACGCCAATAAGACACCCGAAGTTATGGCTCTTGAAGCGTTGCAGGCAACTGAAGCATTCACGAAATTGACTGCGGGTGAACAGGCTGCGATGACAGTAAACTTCGGAAGTATATTTAAGCCCACTTACTCAAGCGTAGAGGAGGCGATTGCAGCCTATAATACAGCAAACAGTCTGGGCGAAGGCTATGAATCTCAAGTTTCAAAAATTGAGGCTATAATTAACAAGGCTTATGGCGGTAACTCCGAAAGAGTATTTGCCGTAGATCCTGAAGGCTTTGGCCGGGTATACTTTGTATCTAAAGCTTTTGATCCAGAAACCAATTCTGTTGTGTCCACAACTGCCAGCGGCGACTCTCTACCCACAAATATTATCCCGATGGCTGATTATGATGCTACAGACGTAAGATCTGAACGCAAAGCTATTGAATCTGACCTAGCGAAATACAACAAAAGTGTTGCTTCCTTTTTAACTCTTTCGTCCTCAATGGCTGATATTGTTGATATAGCGAAACAAAATGACGGCGTTCTGACGTGGACTGCAAAGACAATGAAGAACATCGCCACGGTAACTGGCGAAGTAGATACCTTCATGTCTGTTCTTAATGACATGGGGCCAAATAGAGATGGTATGATTACCCGTGAATCATATGAGAAACAGCTTAAAGCTAAGGGTCTTTTAGGTAAAAATGAAACCCTCGACACATTAACTCTTGATGCAACTCCTCCCACCACACTTACAAGCTGGGTATTTGGAGGAAAAGATAACCAACTTATTGCTGCACGAAGGGCATTAGAAGCCAAGCTGGCTCTTGCGCCATTTAAGGTAGGTAACGCAGAAGGCACTACCGGTACGGCCATGTCTAACCAAGACAGAGACTTGTTTATGAAGTTTCTAACGGTATTCCGTGGTGCCGATGGGCTAGAGAAAAACTTCGTAGAGTATCTGAGAACCTCACGGGACGAGCTAGACACCGTGGTACAGAGGTTCCTGCCTGGATCTGCCGAGTTTGAATCCTTTAAAGATAGCTACGGGTATTATCCTGGTAAGGGGTTCGCAAAAACCCTTGAAGAGTATGTTGAAGACCATCCAAATACAGAAAAGTTCTCACAAATACTAAGCGGATTAAGCACGGGGTCTCTTTCTACCCAAAACAACACTGCGCCCCCGGTTATTACACTAGAAAAGTTCCGCTCTGACTTCTTAAAGCTTAATCCTGTTATAAACATGACTAAAGAAATAGAAGACATAATCCTCAAAAATTATAATCTAAAACATGGGGGCACCAAGTAATGGTAGAGTTCTCAATCCCAGAGTATGATGAAGACGGCAATTTAATAGTAGAGGGGTCAGAAGAAGAAACATCAGATTTTAAGTTTCCTTCTTATGATGAAAAGGGTTCTCTGCTAACAGAAAAAGAACAGGATAATACCGTTTCTGCTACTGTATCTGATTTGTCTACCGGCACTATTTATGCAGCACCGCCTAGCTCTGACATGTATAAGGGATACGAAACAGGTAACCGAGATAACTCTAGGGCTACACGTCTGGAAAAAGAGGCGGACTTAGGTGAAGAACTTCCTATAACGGCATGGGAGATATACAACGATCTCACCGCTCAAGACGAAGAGGGTTCTTACAAAAACAAGTACGTCCGTAAAACCCTGACAGGTCTTGTCTACGATGATCCGGCAACAGGTAAAACATATACCATATCCCCACCTAGTAGCACTATTGCTTCTGGAATACCTTTATTGGGGCAAGCTGCAGACTATCTATATGAAAAAGTTGCTCCTGAAGCCTATTCTAATGATAGTGCAACAACAAATAGAGCAACGATGATAGCCAATGAGGTTATCGATGGCGGTACAAATTTACTAGAACTTGGTGCCGCTGGGGTTGACGCTGCTACAAGAAAGGGTGCTGAACTAGTTGGGTCTAAAAAATTCACTGGGACTAACCTAACAGATAAAGTGAATAAGCTTCCCCGTCAGTCTACAGGTTTTTCAACAGGTGATGCTTTGCTTGGTGAGGGTACGGCGTTAATGCTTAGTTTCTTCTCCGGTGCAGGGTTGACGAAGCTTGGCGTCGATGTAGCAGAGGATTCAGCCCGTTTCTTAATGAAACCTCTTACTAGTACAGAAGTTTTTCAGTCGGTAGCTGTTCCTGTATTGAAGGAAATTGCACCTACAACAAATAGGCTTTTGCGTATAGACCCTAAAGCCATTGCCGCTGCCATTGGCGGGGATGTCGGTTTGGCCGCAGGTTCAGACACAGACACCGATACATTACTATTCGGCTCCAATAGTACCTTTAACAAAGTGGCAAACCCATACGGTATAAACGTACTGGGGGTAGACCCACAGGACAACGCAGCGGATGCGGTTCTGGCAGCACGGACTAATATTCTTTTAGACAGTCTTTTGACTTCTGGCCTAGTAGGCACAGGCATAAAAGCTACGGCTGCAGCCGGTAATTTTATGTATGAAGCCACAATAGGCCCAGCACTTCGCTCAGTAGCTATGGGTGAAGAAGGCGTTAAGATGTCACAAGTTGCGTGGCTTCTGGATGATCTTGCTAGGATTGAAGCAAAGTCAAGTAAACAGGATGTGGATGCCGCAAGGGATAAATTAGTAAAAACAATTATAACCAATAAAGAATTAGTTCTGGAAATGGTTAATCGTGGTGGGGAAACTAAAGACATAGGCTTTGATGTACTAACGGCTATGGAAAAAGGTGAGGTTATATCTAACACCACCCGCTCTAAAATCCGTGAATTGCGAAAAGGTATCATTAATAACGCTTCTAATGACGGTGCTACACGGCAGAAGATGGGTGAATTTGGCGATGGCTTAGAGGGCTTTTTAGATGAAGGCTCTCAAGATGTTTTAACACAGGGTAATACTGTGGCAGATGCTGCTGAAACAATTGTAGGTGCAGGCCGTGGCAGGGTAGAAGAAGCCTCAACTAATATAGCAGGTATCCAGGCCCGACGTACCGCCGCAGAACAGCAAGTTATAGATACGATGCTTTCGGATGAGGCGTTTGGTGCATCTATACAACGTCTTGTTGGGGCCACCCCGTCTAGCCTAACTGCTAACTCTAATCAAAGCCGTGAAGAGATTGCAAAGGCAGTAGTAGATAATCTGTCATCGGCTGTAAGCCAAAAACAAGCGATGTATGACGCCATACCAGAGGGAACCCCCTTTGATGTTGAAGGCTTTGGAGATCTTATTTCCAATATTACTAAGGAAGCCAATGCCTTTGATACTGCAGGTAAAGAAACCTTACAGAACACATTAATCGCCACTATACGTTCTGCGTACAATAGTAAAATTACTAGGCAAGCTGAAGACCCTCTGGGCGGTATGGATGGCGCATCAGAGGTGGCTGTAGGCGGGATCAAGAGTACGGAAGATATAGTTACCACAATTCTGGATAGCGGTGCAGATTTCAAAGTCCTATATAATTCAATACGCCCCCGAATTTCTGAGATGATCGTGAATGCACGGGGTACACAGTCTCAGGTTGATGTAGTCAAACGTCTTCGTACTGTCAGAGACTTCATCGATGAACAGGTAGATTGGGTATCTAAAAATACAGATAATCCTGAAACAGCGGAAGCAGCCAGTGCGGCATTTGAAAATTACAAAAAGTATGCCGCCACCTACAAAGATGAGCCGTTTAACCGTGTGGTAGACACCTTTGAAGCTACCGCTGGTGGTAGGTTTAACCCCAGACAAAACCAAACTGCCTCACGCAATGAGGTCGTGGGTGTTCTTGAGGGTGATGTGGGTCAGAATATGACTGCATTGGTTAATATACTAGAACAGCAAGGTTCTTCTGTGGATCGTACTGCCATATCTGAGTATACAACTGCTAAAATATTTGAAGGTATCTACAGAGATGTTCGCAACAACGGCTTAGAAAATGTTGATGTGCCTGCGCTTGAAGATCAAATTATTAAATACAGCGCAACCCTTAGAGAAGAGTTCCCCTTACTTGCTACGCAACTTGATACACTATCTGAGCGTGTCCGCACAGCACAAGCACGGGGGGTTTCTATTGATGATGAATTAAAACTCGCTGAGAGCCAATTTACAGCCATGAAAAGCGATGCCTTCTCTAACATGGTAGCTCCGTTCCTAGATGCCTACTCAGACACTTCAATATCTCTAAATTCTACTGACAAAATGATTAGCATACTGTCAGGTAAAAGCGGTGCGGACTTTGCCCGTGCTGCAATACAAAATACTAATACTAACCCAATCGTCATAGAAGGGCTGCAGTCTGCATATCTTCGTGCCCTGAAACGGGCAGTGGTCACCTCAAAAGAAGACATTGCAGGCAGTCCTGTTCTAAGTGCGTCTAACTTAAAGAAAACCCTAGAAAACGAAGACATGGGTCTCTTAAACACAGGTCGTATTGTTATGGAGAACAACCCAAAGCTAGCGGTTTCTCTTGAAGAGGCTCTAGAGGTAGGTGAAGGCGTAGCGAAGGGTCGTATTGCCCAGACCAACCCTGCAACATCAGGAACCTCCGAAATTCAGGAGTACCGTGCCGCAGTCAACCGTACCATTTACATGTTTGTAGGCGCACTTAGCCGTGCTGGTGCGCAATCAAGAGCAGCTTCTCAATTTATTGCCAATAAACTAGGCCTTAAAGATCGGGGTGTTGCTGCCTTGGATATAGTGGTGGCGGATGCAGACGAGTTCATACGGATAGCGGAAAAAGTTAAGTTATATCGTGAGACCGTTGGTGTAGTAGGCCTTGATAGCGCCCGTATAAAGACAGAACTCTTTGAAGACATGTACCAGGCGGGTATTCGGGCAGGTATATATTCAGAAAGCGACATAGATCGTGAAAACGCCTATAATGGATGGGAACTGGCCTTGAATGCTGAAAAAGCAATTACTGATACCGTAGGGTCTTTTGTAAACTCCATGACAAAATAAAACCCCCCAGACCGAAATCTGAGGGGTTCCAATTAAAACCGAAACAGAAGCGACCAAACTTCTTGTTTCATGTATATTATACGATTACGGCGCTCCAAGGTCAACACCTTTGGGGC